ATTTTTATTTAAACGTTTTTAATAAATATTTTAATATTTAATTACTAACGACAATAAACATTGGATTTATACTGAGACCATCGATATAATCACTTTTAACTGTTTCATCATTTTTATCTGGGTGTATCTTTGCGGAAGTTCTTTTTTGACACTGTAAATGCGATTCACAAAAACATATTATCATGGTTACTAAAGAAATTAAAGCGCTTAAACACCCAAATGTGAATAAAAAAAGATATAAAGTTCTCTCCATTTCATGAAATAAAAATAAATTATTAAATAATTTTAATAAATTATTTATTTTTAATTAGAAAATATTCTATATAAAATTTTTATTGATATAAACAAACCCACCCGATTAGTTGGAGTAGGCGAGACCCCCCATACCACTCATGACGCGAAGGACATTGTAGTTGGTGGCGTAGACACGGACCTTGGCGGTGTTGGAAGAAGAGATGGCGGCGGCCGAGACAACAAGCTGAAGGGTAGCGTTGTCAATTCTGGAGAAATTGCATGTGCCGGAAGGCTGGTGCTCCTCGGGGCGGAGGGCAAACGAGTAGACGTTGATACCAGTATCGGGGTGGCGAGTGTGGTGCTGGAAAGGCTGAACGAGGTCGAAGTAGGTTCCTTCGCGCTCAGAGAAGCGGTCCTGACCGTTAAGCTGGAGCTTAGCGGTGACAACAGGGTTCTCACCCCAGCAGTGCATCTTAAGAGCCGACTGGGAAAGAACAAAGGCACCGGCGTCAGAGACACCGTTGTTGACAGACTGTCCGAAGGCCTTGGAAAGGTCGGCGACGGCGGCAGCGGAAAGGTCTCCACCAGTGGCAGTTCCAGAGCCAGCGAGGGCATCAGCGAAAAGACCGGAGCCGTTAATAACGGAGTCGTTTGGCGAGCTATCATCGCTGTTAAGCTGCTCACTCGAGGCGAAGGCGCGGATGGAGTTGGGGAGGGCATCAACGGCATCGGTGTAGTTAAAAGGCTGAGCACCGAGGGCGGCGTTGAGGACCTGACCCTCTACGAAAGAATCGCAGTAGCTGACATTGTTGTCAGGCTGGACAACCCAGACAATCTCTTTGCATGGGTGGTTGAAATTGAGCTTAATCTTGTTGCTGGAAGAACCGATGGATTCGGCGCCAGTGAACTGAAGCTGCTCAATGAGGTACTCGTGGGGATTCTGAGCCATACGTCTGCGCTCATCGGTATCGAGGAAAACGTAATCGACGTAAAGCGAGGCGGCTACGAGCGATTTGCTGTAGCAACCGGTGGCTTTGACATTCTGGTCACCGGTACCGACCTGGGTGACGGCGAAAAGGCACTCGTCCATAGGGCGGAGCTCGATGTTGATCTTGACCTCATGGTACTGAAGAGCAATGAGGGGAAGAGCAAGACCGGGGTTGCGGCAGAACCAGAACTCAAGGGGAATGTAGAGAGTGGTCTCGGGAAGAGCCTGTCGAGGGGCGCATACAGCGTTAGGAACGGCAGCGCTGGAGCAAGCAGTGGCGACCTCGGCGAACTTGGGGTCGGTAAGGTAGGTAAGCTGAGTGGTGTTACCAATCATCTTGTGGAAACCATCCTCCTGCTCGGAAGTAAGAGTGAGCTGGTTCCAGATGTGCATCCAGTCACCGTACTGTCTGTCGATGCGCTGACCACCGATCTCAACCTCAACCATAGAAATGAGCTGGTGTCCAGGGTTGTCGAGCCATCTAGCGTAAACATTATCGCCGGCGTGGTCGTTCTGGTTAATCTCAGGAACAGTGACCTGAAGGTATGTTCTGTAGGCTAAGTCACCGTTTCTTGAAACAGTGCACTGGACTCTGCGGCCGAAATCGGCCTGTCCGTTAAAAGTTTGTTCAATGGATTCCATGGCAAAGTTGGTGTGACGTCTGTAAGTTACCTTCCAAAAGGTAATCTGAGGGTTGCCCGTAAGATAGACATCCTGGGCCCCGTAAGCTACAAGTTGCATTAATCCTCCTCCCATAGTATTATAATATTCCTAAAGAAAAAAAAATTTTAAAAAAAAATTTATTTAAAATTTTTATGGTAACAAAAATTAACTATGATGTAATATTTGTTTCGATAAATCGTTTCAAATAATTATCTGTTAAAACTTCTTTTTTTCCGTTATGATTTTTTGTAAATATATATCTATTTTCTTTTTTTTGTATTTTCCATCCTTTATTTAAAGCATTAAATACAAACATCATTTTGGCTTTTGTTAAATAATCTATATCATTATAGTTTGATATGTCACCTATTTCAATATCCATAATACTTTAAAATTATATTTAAATTATCTATTTTTTCGGTAATAAAAATAATTATATTTTTTTTAATATAAATATATTACCTAAATATTAATATGCCGAATTTTAAACCAAAGGCGAAAAAAAAAATAAAGTTTACTAAAAAAACAAAAATAACTTTGGATAATAAACATAGTGAAAAAATGGAAGAATTTAAAAATATTAAAACAACAATAATACCAAATGATATTAAAAAAATAGAAGAATTAAAAAAAAGTTTTAAATTATCTAACAGTATGGATGAAAAACTCCAATTAAAAATACAAATAAAAGAATTAAAGAGAAAAATTAAAGAAAATAAAAAAAAAGAAAAAAATTATTTATTGAATAATTCAAAGCACATTTTTAATTATTTCGAAAAAAAGAAAGAATTATCTCTAGGTAAAACTAATGTAAAAAAAAAAGTATTACATGGATTTTTTGATAAAAATTATAATGAAATCAAAAAAGAAAAATCACAATTTAATCATAGTTTGAACTCTTATTTAAAAAATATTGATGAAAAATATATTGATATTGATAAATATAAGGTAAGTTATGATGTATGTGATAAATGTTCAGGCGAATTAATACCAATTGAAAGCGAGGGTATTATGGTTTGTAAAAAATGTAGTAAACAAGTTAAGTTTTTAATAGAACATGAAAAACCATCTTATAAAGAACCACCGAAAGAAGTATGTTTTTATGCTTATAAAAGAATTAATCATTTCAGGGAAATATTAGCTCAATTTCAAGCAAAAGAAACAACACAGATACCAGATAAAGTTTTAGATGATATTAAAAATCAAATTAAAAAAGAGAGAATTAATCTTACTCATATGACAAATAAAAAGGCAAAAGATATCTTGAAAAAACTTGGATATAATAAATTTTATGAACATATTCCATTTATTAAAGATAAATTAGGCATTAAACCACCAGTTATGTTGCCCGAGTTAGAAGAAAAATTGTGTAATCTTTTTCTTGATATACAAAAACCTTATTCAAAACATTGTCCAGATGATAGAGTTAATTTCTTAAACTATTACTATGTTCTTTATAAAATGTGTGAGCTTTTGGATGAAAGAACATTTCTACCTTTTTTCCCAATGTTAAAAGACCCAGTTAAACGTATTGAACAAGATTATATTTGGAAAAAAATATGTAAAGAACTTGAATGGGAATTCATACCCACTATTTAATTATATTATGATTTTGATAATATAATTAGTATATAATTACTTTGTATAATGATTTACTAGATTTCCAATATATTTACTTAAAAATACAACGAAGCACAGAATAAAAATATGAGGTATAAAATAATATATAAATGATTCATTTCTTAAAATGGAGAGATTTATATCTAATATGATTATTAGTAATAAACTCCACCCAATAACCCATGATAAATTTTTATAAATTTTAATATTATTTGTAAAAAACATTGGTATTAAAAAACTCATTACGACGAAAAATTTTGTTAATAATAATGAAATTAAAGCATGATATGGACCATTTGAAAAATCTTTAATATTTTCCGCTTTTTTTGATAAAAATAATCCATATCCTTCTGAAACACTATCTGATATAGCCAGTGAAATAACACTAATCATTATAATAATTTTTGATACCTTTGTTTGAACTAATCCTGAAATTAATCCAGCTGTCGTAATAACACCCGAATTAAGTCCAAAAATAAAACCCTGTCTTAAATCATCATTTAACATTATATTAGTAATATAAAATATAAAGTTAAAAAAATATAATTAACGAAATAAATATTATCTCAGAATATGTCATTCATAAGATTTTAAACATATTCCTCATAGCAGGATTTCCCTTAAATATTTATTTAATATGCGTGTTATAATTACTCTCTAATTCACCCATCTCAAACTTGTTGTGAATGTCATGAGCCTCCTTTTTTTGTTTTATTTGTTTTATTTGTTTTATTTTTTAAAGGCGTTTTTTTCATAATAAAACATTCAGTATCTTTAAAATTAACTTTTCCAACTCTTTTAAATCCGTTTTTTTTATAAAAACGCATTGCTCGTTTATTATTTTTGTAAACAATCAAAATCAAATTTTTATCTTTATTATTTTTTAAAAATTTCAAAAATATTTTTTTTGCCGCACCATTACCTTGATTTTTATTGACAAGATGATTTATTTTAATATCACCTTTTTTTAATCCTATTTTTTTGTATTTTGATGGAACATTTTTATAAACTTTCCAACTTAAAATTACACCATTTTTAAAAATAAGTTCTTTATTATTTATTCTTTCTTGTAAATTACCCTGTAGAAATTTAAAATATCCACGAGGAAAAATTTCTGGACTATATAGTTGAAATATTTTTACCATTTTTTTTATTTTTGAATTTTTTTTAATAGTTTTATTTTTATTTTTTTTTCTCACCTTACGAGTTTTTAAAATCATTTATATATTAACTTTATAAAAATTAAAATATAGATTATTTTTTATACACAAGCAAAGTCTGGTGTACTTTAACAGTATATCCTAAGCGTTTTGCCTGTGGTAACATCAACTTAATAGGTGATATTTTTTTATAAGAAAGTATTACTTTATCGAATGGTTTCATACCATGTTTTTGAAGAATTTTTTCAGTTTGAAAAGTTAAATCATAGAATTTGTGATTTTTTCGCCAATCTCCAACCATTATACAATATTTTGCTTCTGGTAAGGCATTTTTAATTGCTCTAGAGAGAATTGTTTCATATTTTTCAAGAAAGCCTTCCCAACTTTTCTCTCTATCTATGCCGTCTTTTTCATATTTTTCAAGATTCCAATAAGGCGGACATGTTAACAAACCATCATGCGTGGGAATTTCAGCTGTTAAACTATTTGCTAAAATATTCGTAACATCAAACTTTTCTTTGGCATTTTTTATAGCTTTTTCTGAAATGTCATAACCAATATACGTTTTATTTGCGTTTTTTATCGCTTGATGTCTTTCACCCCAACCAGCAAAAGGGTCAAAAATAATCTGACTATCCCTTAAATGATATTTTGCACACCATTCAGCTATATCGGTGGGAAAAGGACTATATGTTGCTCTACTTGATTTTTTATCGTGGTGTTGCTTACCTCTGATACCTTTCATACCACAGGGTTTAACATCAAATATAGATACAGGCATATATTTATAACTAATGTCTTTCATTTTTTCTTCTTCTATTTGCTCCATTTATTTCTTCTTTGATTTTTTAATTTTAAAATTAAACTAATTAAATATATTGAATATTTACAATGTATTTAATTTACATCATTCTTGGGAAACCGACAAGATTAGCACCAATACCGAAACCAGCACCAGACCTAGCGGAAACAGCGAGAGAGGGTACGTATGTGTCGAGGATTGAGAATGTAGCGGCGGCTGTGAGTGCGATGAGAAGAACTTCGTCATACTGAAGTGACTTTTTGGGAATAGCAAATGCGGCGATGGCTACAAGAATACCTTCTACAATATATTTGGCAGCTCTACGGGCTAATTCTCCTAAATCAAAAGAACTCATAATTTCATTTATCATTATTTATACTAAATAAGAAGAAAAAAATAATATAAATCTAAAAAAACTTAAATAGTTCAAATGTTAATAACTTATAATGAGTAATCAAGAAGGTTTTGTTAAAAAAACAGATAGCAATGGAAATGCTAATCCAGCTTATGTTGATTTATTAGATGAGGATAAGCCTATTGCTGGACAAAAATTTGTTTGTGTATCTTTTGTTTCACCTGATAAAATCCTTTTACAAAAAAATCATTTTAGATTTGAGGAATTTTTAAAAGATTTTGATATGACTAAATCTGTTGAAAAATATACCCAGTTTTTGAATTTCATTAGTTACAAATATAATCTTAAATTTGAAGATTTAACAAATGATTTAAATGAATTTTTAAAGAGTGAAACTGATACATTTGACCGTAATTATGTTAAAGATTCATATAAAAATTTCATTGACGCAAATGAGGAAAGATTAAATAATGCTTTTAATGAAGAGTGTAATTTTCAGACAAACACTCGCGGACTTAAGATTAGAGGTAGTTATTCAACACAGGGAGAAGCAGAGCTAAGATGTAAGTTATTACGTGAAGTTGACCCAAATCATAATGTTTATGTTGGACCAGTCGGTATGTGGATGCCATGGGACCCGGAGGCATATAAGACCGGACGTGTTGAATATTTGGAAGAGCAACTCAATCAGTTAATGAGTGAGAAAAACAAGAATGAAGAGAATGCTAAAATTGAGTTCGAGAAACGTGTTAGAGAAACAAAAGAGCAAGCCATTAAAGAAAATATTAAAATGGCTAAGAAAACGGGAAATAAACTTACGCAAAATATTGATGAGGATGGTAATTTAGTTGGTTTGAATAATACTATTGAAAATTCTCTTGGTCTCAAGGAGGAAGTAACAAGTGCGGATATTCAGAAGGAATTATTTGAGGGGGATAATATTGTTATTCCTAAAAAAGATAAAAATCGTAGATTCAATAAGGATGGAACTCGCGATTAAATTTATATTTTTATATTTTTATTTTAAATTTTTAAATTTAAATATAAAACCAACTTAAAAAAAAGAACCAATTATAGGATATAATGTCCGTTTCCTGCTATCGTATTTGTGCTGTATTTTCTTTTAAAGATCAAGATTGTAAAAATACATTTGTTGATTGGTGTAATGGTGACAATGGTCTCCGTGTAACAAGGGGATGGAAAGGATGTCAGAGTTTAGATATGTTTGAATCTTATGAAAATCCAAATAAGGTTGTCATTTGGCAGAAGTGGGATAGTAAAGAACTTCAAGAGTCTTATATTAAACATCGTCACGATGACGGAACTTTTGATTTACTAACCCCGTTAATGTCTTCGCCTCCTGATATTAACCCTATTAGAGAAATGGTTATGAAGACTGACGAAGAGCAAATTAAGGAAGTTGTTCAGGATATGTGTAATAAGGACCATAGAGTTGGTATGAAGCACACGCATAATGATTGTTTGTTTATCCGACCTAGTGGAAATCCACTTAATATGGAAGGTTGGAATGCTATGATGAATAATGAGAATGTTAATGTAGAATCCAATGACCTTGTTTCAATTAATAAGATGAGAATTGTTGGAGATATGGCATATGTTTGTTATACTAACCATGGTAAGTTTAATTACATGGGTAATGAAAATGATGATGTTGCTGTTCTTACTAGTGTTCTTGAAAGAGTAAATGGTAAGTGGATGGTTGTTCATGGACAACGCTCTACTGGTAGAAGTCCAAGCGAAGCAGCACCAGCTTTTTAATTTTATATAATTTATAATTAAATTTATATAAAATTTATTTTTTCTTTTTTCTTCTTGTTCTTTTTCGTCGTAATTTTCTTTTCTTTTTACGTTTTAATTTTCTTGTTCTGCGTTTTTTTCTTTTCTTTTTTCCTCCCCGCACTGATAAGGTCGCTCCCCTGTACGTTTCTGGTCTTAAAGAAAAAGGCATTTGTGGTCTTAAAGAAAAAGGCATTTGTGTTCTTAAAGAAAAAGGCATTTGTGGTCTTAAAGAAGGC